CGGACATGTCCCTGATCGAGAAGAAGTTAGTGCGCGAAAGTATTATAGGTTTATCCTTAGTACCCTTTGTGCCGACGGAACGGGTCTCATTCGACATGCCAGGTAATTTTGATCAGCTAAAACTAGTTTTACGTGAACTATCACCGCTGACTCTTTATAGATTCAAAGATCCACTCAACACATGTGTTGATATCAGATTAAAGGATTTATATTTAAGGGATCCCACGCTAGTGCAAGAAGCTTTCATAACCGAGTACGGTATAGTCAGGTCCGGGCACAAGCAATTTACTATTATTAATAGCATTTGCATGGCAAGAGATTCAAAGATCATTTTAGGAATAAGAGCTTTCCAAATTGCAATAATTATTGCAGTTGGAGAACATCACGATGAGCTACCCAAATTTGGGGAAACTCTGGTGCTCATTTCCAAGTATTTATTATCATACGCGTTCAATAAATCTATTGACGAGTCACTTAACTTAATTAAGAAAGTGGCTGGTGCCTACGGCAACGTAGCGTGTGACAACCAAATTGACGTGTCGCTTTTCCCTCAGAGTTTCGAAAACGGAACAAGAGAGATATTAAGCGACGATGCACAGAAACTCTATGATATGCTCATGAGCATCATGGAATTCTGTCCCGCTGAGCCACTAGATTTAGTGTGGTATGTATCAAATCTTACGCAGACGCGATACCTACCTCCTGCTTCGGGGGAAACAAAGTCAAGGAAAATTATAGACTACTGCCATGGGCTGGTAACAACCAACCGCATTGCGACCGAAAAGGAATATCCTATTCGGGGCGATGACTTCCGTGTGCCACATTACCTTTACAATGACGACATGTCGTCAATACCAAAAGGATATGTGCCATGGAGGCAGAAACATTATGAAAAAGCCGTACAGATGGGACTCTTTATTGCTAGTGACATTGCATTCAATGCCACTAAGAAGTCGGAGAACGATCCGTATTTGCTCAAGCATCTGAAAGACGCTTATCACACCAGCTTGTCCTCTTCGTCAAGTATAAAGTATACTAGGACGCAGGGGGGAAAGTGGAATGTGCTGACAAATGAATTCACTGAATTCATGGAATCGGACATTTGTGTTATTTCGAATCAGTGCCCAAAGGAGGGCGTCTGGCTGGACAATTTTGGCCACCAGATCGCTCGTTCTGAGCATGGTTATTACAAAGTTTGGGAAATTGCATACTTAGACGAACCCATTATGGGCTCGCTAGGCGATGCAATTAAACCCCTCTATCTAGATGGCGAAACAGCATTCGCTACAGGCGTTGATCAACGCTTGGGGCGATTGCTGTTTCTCTGGGCGAAACGGTGCAGAGATCTCTGGGCCGCTTCTATAGAGAATGCTGTCGATCCGTTCAGCTGGGATAACTTCCTTTCTGGCAGGGCAACGATTATATCGGAGCCGGGTCTTAAAATAAGGCCCGTTACTGCTGGAGAGGATTATCTCAATGTTTTCCTGTCTCCTGCTGCACATCGGCTAACAGAGCTATTAGCTCTATTGCCGGCAGCGGAGATCGGCCTTGTAGATACGGCAGGTCTGTGGAAATTTTCTCAAGTAGTTGCTCGATCCGTTTCTCAAATGAGAGATGGAGAGGAACTTCCTGACAATATTTCAACTTCAGACATGGTCGCAGCTACTGACAGAGCCGAGCACGATGTGTCATTCGGCCTGTTAAAAGGCATTATAGATGGACTACAGGACAACCAGCTGGTCTCTACCGGAGAGGCGAAGTACTTGATACAAGCTGCTTCGATGCTCTGTAGCCCGAGGCGAATAATTATTCGCTCCGGCGGTAGGGAGGCTAAAGATCTGATGCATACTTTGTATCGCAACGGTATACCGTACGAAACGAAGGATATCAGTAATAAGGGAAAAGGCGACTCGGGTAGGATAATGAAAGAGATCTCTTTCATATCCTGTCGAGCGATTCTCATGGGTGAACCACTAGCTAAGGTCGTACTGACCGCAAGCTCCTATGGAGCTTGGAAGATGACCAAATATGGTTATACTTCATTACTAGACAAAAATTTAAGATTCCGTCCCGCTGTGTTTCAGAGCGAGAACCACAGTACTGTAAAACAGTACTGCTGTGCAGGTGATGACCATGCCGGAATAGGGTCAACTGTAGATCTACAGAAGATTCCAAAATTTATGGAAACGATGGGGTTCGAAATTTCTTGGGACAAGTATAGGATATCACGTGTGATAATCTCTTACTGCCAAGAGTTCGGACTACATCCGAGGTTCAATATAATAAAAGAAGGACACTATGGAAAGTCCAACTGTGGGAGTATCCACGTAGATACTCCGAAGCACAGACTTCTATCCCAAGCCCAGAAAATGGGTGGCAAAGAGAACTTTGACACGCCAGATCCATTAGTGGGTAAAGCGAAGGCCTTGGGAAGGTCCTGGGCCATGATGGCCGAGCGCAAAGAGAGAATAGTCAATATTCAGATGCCACACATGTGTGAACCTGATAAGACTGTCTCTCAGCGCTACGTCGATAGGATGGAATTCTATGGAAGAATGATTCCAATCGCGTTGAGGCTTTTGATGCCCTCATGGTTCGAAATGAATATCGTCAATGACGAATTCGCTTTCTTGCCTACTCAGTTTGGAGGCCTGGGTATTCCTAATCTCTACGTGGGAGACTGGAAGCCAGGCATCTATAACATGATGAGGGTCATAGAGTATCAATCGTTGGTTGGTCTAAAACTTGATCGCAAGACCAAAACTCTCATAAAATGGGAGCGTGGACTTGAGTTTCAATGTCCGACCATTGACCACCTTTTGACATTAGGGAAGCCGCTGGCTGAGTTAATTTTAACTGCTCCAGAGGCGTTCGATAAAACTAAAGAAAAGATCCTGTCTAATTCAGATGCGGAATCAGTCGGCAATTGGCGAGTGACTAAGCAGCTTTATAGAGATTACGTTGACATTACAAAGAATGTCACCCTTGTAAGCGACAAGGAGTCCGCTTATACAGCATATATGCTGAGGGGGACTGTGGATCAGGTGATACCGAAGAAGAAACGCGCAAGACAGGTCTTGAGCGAAGTTCGAAAGAATGCCATGATTCTCATAGATGAGGGTCTGGTTCCATTCGAGTTTGAATCTCGGTTTACTATGCGTCTAGGGGTTCCTCAGTGGACCGCACCTAATGGGTGGGTTTCTGAGATTATGCCTAGATACGCTGAATTTATTTCCCGAAAAGTGTTGGATGAAAATTTTCACACTGGCTTAATTAAGCCAAGCTTGTCAATTCCATCTTCATACTTTTCTTTAAGGAGTGCTAGACACGCATATATGCCTGTTCAGATTCCTATTTGGGAACATATCTCCAATATCACAAGTCTAAGTGCCGAGACGGTCACCTGGGATACTACCCAGGGCAGCCCTGACGACTTAGGTGAAGAGTTGGAGTCGACTTTATCTACAGATGCTTCCATGTCATGACATGGAACCTGATGTAGTGTAAGTCACCGGGCCACCACATGTGGTGCCCGATATGTCTTCTCAATCGTGCTTTTGGCAAATTGCTCCAAGTATGAAAACATAACCTGGCGAGAGTGATTCTCG